CCAGTCGATCTCCGACCACTCGGCGCACATCACCTCCCGCAGCCTGGCCCCGGTCAGCAGCAGCAGCCGCACCAGCTGGATGAACCGCCACCGGATCGCCAGCGGGCCCGCCGCCTCCCACCGCTGCATCGCAGCACGCAGCCGGGTCAGCTCCTCCGGGCTGGCATAGCGGCGGCGCTGCCGCTCGGGATGAGCCCGGACGCCCCGGGCCGGGTTGCTGCCCACCGGCCGCCACCCCCACTCCTCCGCCAGGCCCATCGCCACACCCAGCACCTCGAGGGCCCGGTTTGCCGTCGCCGGCTGCGGATGGCAGGCGTGCCACTCCCGCACCTGCTCGCGGGTGAGCGCGGCCACCCGCACGCGCGAGAACGCCGGCAGGAGGTGCCGCCGCCAGAGGATCTCGTCGTTCCGGCCCGATCGCTTCCGGCTCGCGTGGGCCTGCAGGTGGCGGGCGGCCAGGGCCTCGATGGTCGGGGCCTCCCTGGCGGCCCGGCGCTCCGCCCCCGGATCCCCGCCGGCGCGCACGCGCGCGAGGGCAGCCCGGGCCAGCTCGCGCGCCTGGTCGGGGGAGAGCTCCACCGGCGTCCCGAGCTTCAGCTCCCGCTGCTGGCCGTCGACCCGGTGCCGCAGGTAGTAGGTGCGCTGGCCGGAGGGGAGCACCAGCAGGCAGAGGCCGGGCACCAGGGTGTCGTTCAGCCGGTAGCGCTGGGCCCGGGGGGCGGCGCGCTCGACAGCGGTCTTGGTCAGCTTCATTCCCACACCGTTCCCACAGATTGCCGGGATCGGCAGGGATACCCCGGGAGCAGCCGGGAGTCCAGACCCAGGAGAATCAAGGCTCAGTGATGCGCAGTGACCCCACGGTAAGCCCGACCGTCATGCTCATAACCTGAAGGTCTATCGACGGGAACCGGGGCGGCGCAATGAGTTACAGGGAACTGCCTGGGATCGTTCCCACACAGTTCCCACAGACGCGGGGTGGAGCAGCCTGGTAGCTCGTCGGGCTCATAACCCGGAGGTCAGCGGTTCAAATCCGCTCCCCGCAACCAGCTCACTGGCGCAGCGACGCCGGACGATCGGCGAGTGCGGTTGCCGGCAGCAGAAGCCAGTGCTTCTCCTGCGCCGTGCGTCGCCGATGGCAGTTGCAGCAGCGCACGTCGCACTTCTCGACCTCGGCCTGGAGCCTGGCGAGGCCCCAGCCGGCGCGATTCACGATGTCGCCGATGTTGCCCACCTTGCTGGCAGGGTCTCGGTGGTCGAACTCCAGCACCACCGGATCGGACTCTCCGCAGTCGACGCATGGGTGGATTGCCAGGTAGTCGCGGATCCATGCCCGCAGCTGGATCCGCTTCAGCTTTGTGTGTTCTTTGGCGCGGGCGATCATCGCCTCACGGTTCTTCTCGTAGTGACGGCGGGCGGCTTCGCGCTGCTTGGCCTTGTCGCGGGCGGGCACAGATCATAAGCGGCACTCAGTCAGTATAAGCCCGCCAGGCTTCCCCGGCGGGCACTGTTGGATCAGATCACCGCGAAGCAGCTGCTGTCGAGGCCCTGGGCCCGGGACTGCGCGAACACCACAGCAGCGCCGGCACCGGTGCCGTCGGCGTCGAACCAGAGCTGATTGGTGGCGTCGCGGAACACCGTCGCGCCAGCCCCCAGGGCAGCACCCTCGGCGAAGTCCAGGGCGGTGCCGGCGGCGATGCCGAAGGCTGCACCGGACAGGGCCATGGTGTCGCCCTGGGCCCGGCTGAAGTCCTCGATGATGTCCGCGTTGAGCTGGCCGTGGGCGTCGAACACGAAGGTGTCGGCACCGCGGCCACCGGTGAGCCGATCCTGGCCCTGGCCGCCGTTGATGAGGTTGTCACCGGCGTTGCCGCCGATCACCTCCGCCCGGGCGGTGCCGGTGGCGGTGAGACCGGAGCGGCCCATGAGCACGAGGTACTGGGCCTGGCTGGCGGCCATGTCGAAGTTGATCCAGGACTGGATCACGTCGCGGCCCTCACTGTTGAGGATCTGATCGCCGATGTTGTTGACGTAGATCTGGTCGGTTTCGTTGGTGTTGCCGATCAGGACATCGGCGGACTTGGTGCCAGTGATAAGAGCCATTGGAGAGGTGAGCGAGTGGATGGTCGCCGGATTGGGTGCGGCTCCGGCGGGCCGCGGGGTCACTGCTTGGATGTGTAGGTGACTTCGACGTGCTGGCACAGGCTGTAGTCCATGTCGCATTCGCCGCACGTCACTTCAGCAACGTCATCGGATGCAAAGTCAATTTCACATGGGCTTAAATCAACGTGGCCGCAGTAAGGGCAGACCGGGTTGGGAGTGTGGGTGCAGTCAATGTCACTCATCGACTCAGGTGCTCATGGTTCAGATGGCGGAGTGTTCGGTGTGCCCCGCTGGGGGCGTGGCTGATAGCCGCCATGGGGCTGAGGCTTGATCGGTGGCTTCGGAGTGCTGGGCCCTCCGTTGCCGTTGCCGCGGATGGTGCGGCCCTCGGTGAAACGAGGTGGCGGATTGCTGCCGCGGGGAGAGCCGTAGGACCCCCGAGGTCGGACCATGCGCCGGCCCGGAGCGTTGAGCGCACCACGGATCCATGAGCCGAGCATCAGGCCGAGGCTCATGCCCCAGGCAACACTGGCGGGGTCGATGTGGTTGCTCATTGCTGGCCCTCCAGCTCGTCGGCGATGGCGAGGATCTTGCTGCGGGTGGCTGCATCGTGGTGGTGGCAGTCAACGGCCCATTGCCACACTGACCTGTCAGAGAAGCTGTCTCGTTGCGGAAGTGCAGATTCCGGCACCACCTGATCCGCCAGAGCGCGAGTGAAGGCGGCCAACGCATCGCCGTAATCCTCGAATACGCCGACACGTTCTGCCACGTCGTTGAACTCCTGCCAGACGGCAGCGGCGGCGGGGGAGAGGTCAGCCATCGGCCCCCGTTGCGCGGCCTCCAGCGCCTCGATGCGATCAATCAGTGGATCCAGCGAGAACTGCTGGCTGAAATCCACGACGGCCTGATGCAGCTGGTCCAGCGTCTCGATGCGGGCGGCCAGCTCCTGGATGTAGCTGTCCTCTCTCGGGTCCCACATCACAGCACCCCCTTGCCCAGGAGGCGGTTCGCCACCAGCTGCGCATAGCCCGCGATGTCCACCCAGCTGTCGGCATAGTCGGCGTCACCGTTGATGATCCGCCCGATCTTGTGGCAGATCATGTCCAGCGCCTCCAGCTGGTCCGGTGACAGGATCTTGCTTCGTGCTTCGAGATGATCCCGCAGGCAGTTCTTCAGCTCCTGGGTCACCTCAGCGTGGCCCATGAAGTCGCCGTAGCGTGCGCCACGTTCGGCCAGCGTTGCATTGATGTCGGTCATCAGATGATCGTGCGAGTGTTTGCTGTTGGGTCCTGCTCCACCGCCTCGGCGGCCGCAGGTGCTTCGATCTCGTCCAGCCAGGCCACGAGGGCATCCTTCGATGGCCCCTTCGGCCACCTGAGCCACGCCACCAGGTCCGCCCGGTTGGCGAACCATCGGGCGCTGCCCCGGTAGCAGGCGTTGAAGCCACCCCCGCAGGCCTCGACCCACAGCCCCGGCACCTGGTACTGCCGGCGCTTCATTGCTCACGTTCCATCCGCGGCAGCATCGTCCCGTGGTCATGGATCACCACGGCGATCACCACCACCGGCAGCAGGAACGTCAGCAGGTTGACGATGCGGCGTCTCATCGCTCCAGCTCCCGGCCGGTGCGGGCCGCCAGCTCCTGCGCGCACGCCAGCACATTCCCAGCTCCGCCGTAGCGCATCACCACCGGAGCTTCGCCCGGGCAGTAGATCACCAGGTCGCGGCGGTCGAGCAGCCGATCGGCTGCCAGGTAGATCCCCTGCCGCATCTCGCAGCAGGCATCTGTGCTCAACGCCAGGGCATCGCCCGGCTGTGCATTCTGGATGAACTCCAGGACTCGTGTCGTCAACGTCATGGATGCAACGTGCAGTGAATGGGCTGCTGCCCTGTCGTAACCCTACCCAGACTCCGCCCCGCATCTGTCGATCTGTAACAATCGTTCACGCCGGGCGGTCCTATGCTTCCCCGAACCGCTCCACACTCATGGCAGCCTGGCTGGACCTGAACCAACCCCTCGACCATGAGTTCCAGATGGAGCTCCAGATCCGCGACATCCGCTCCATCACGAACGTCGACGATCTGCGCTTCATGGCTGAGACCCTCTGCCGCCTCGCCTTCCACTTCCAGTCCGTCAACAAGAAGCTGGT